CCAGATAATTTCATTGCTTCTAAACCTTCAAGAACCTTAGCTCTATTTCCTTTTTTATCTCCTCGAATAAGTTTATCCATTTCCTTTGTCATGTTTTTAAAATCATCGTTGAACTCTTTATTGTCCAATATTTGATTTTGTAATTCTGGAGGAAGATTATCTAAGTTTCTTTGTAGGGTTGCAGCACCCATTGATGTTCTATATTGTGCTTTGTTTCTTGTAGACATAACCCTAGGATATTGTTTTCCTCCTGGGCCTTCAAGGAGTAATTGTTCTCCTCTTCCTGTTTTTCTTATATCGTCGCCTAATTTTTGTAAGTTTTTAGAAGTTTCTACTATTTGGCCTTCTACTGTTTTTCCCGGTAATGCCGGTAAATTAGGTCCGCCTGAAGGTACAGGTAAATTACTACCTCCACCACCGGTGCCTCCGCCTCCGAAGAAACCAGCTCTTTGCAGTTCTGTAAGTTTTTCTAGAATTAATTTGTTTTGATATAACATAATCTCACGAGCATCTTTAGCTCCACGATTATGTTTCCTTTGCATCTCGGCAACTTCCTTCTGTTCCAATCGCCATTTTATATCATCTCTTTCTTTTGTAAGATATTGATAAGCATCCGCTGCTATTTGTAACTTATTAAAGGCCTTGTTTCTCTCTGCATCGTCTTTAAGCATTGATGTCTGCTCTTTAATTGCAGATGTTTCTGACTCCAATAGACTTTTTACATCGCCTATCTCAGATGATGAAGCGACATCAACCCCTTGTTTTGCTAAGTCTTCTATTTTTTCTTTTAATTCTAAAAATTCTTTTGGCATTTTCCTACCTAACTAAATTTGTTTTGTTCTGCTTTCTGTTTAGCCTTTTCTGCTTTTTCTTTCAAGTGCATTACAAGCATGTTGACATATATCTCCCTTTCCCACGGCATCATATTTTCTAGTTCTGTCAGACTATAATGATGTTCCTGCATTAACAAAAAATTAGTCCTGTAATAATTTTCAAGACTCTCCGAGGAAAGGCTTAGCCGAAAAAATGTTCGTATCCGTTGATACCGACTAGCTGTTCCGTTTCACATTTGGGACAACTGTATTCAACCGTATGTTGTAATACAGGCATTCCGTGTATAAATTTTCTCATTTTTTCAAAAGCGTCTATTGGAAGATCATTAATAAAATCTTCTAATTCTTCTTTGTCAACATTTTCTACAAGTGTTTCTTCTTCATCAGTTACAATAGATTGAATACAATCTGAAACTAATTCTAAATCTGATACTTGTTTATCATCACCTTTAATTAAATCTAAAGCTGAAGGCCATTTCATTTTAATAACAAATTCATCACCCACTTCTATTTCATCATCAGGTAATCTATCCAATCCTTCTACTACAAGGTCGCCTAGATTTAATTCATAATTAATACTTTCACCGCAATCATCTTCACCACAAATAAGATTAAAGTTTTGAATTTCTCCTACTGATAACATTCGTATCTGTAGAAACAAATCTTGTAAATCAAATATAGGTAAATTGCCAGCATCTATTTTGTTAAATGTGCAATTGTTTACTATTTGAATACAAGCTTTAACCATCTCCTGGTAGTTTCCGTCTTGCATTGCCAACATTAGAATTTTATCTTCTTTAACAAGAAAAGGTCTATACTCTATCGTTTTTCCTGTAGAAGCTATTTTATGTTCTGATGTTGGTGTGTCTACTTTTGGTAACATATTATATCTCCATTTTAATAATTATCATTTTCATTGAATGATTTCAAACCCGAGTCCTGAATAGCTCCGTCCGAAGACTCCCAATAAGCTGCCGAAACAATTAGTGTATTTCTAATGGCACTTGTTGTTCCACTAGATAGAGGGACAAGGTTAAGAACTTTTGGCATTGCCTCATATAATGTCCAATATTTTGTAACATTATCTTCTAAATCTAATGCTTTAATGTCAATGGTTGTTGTTACAGCATCTATATAACCAAGTTCTTGGCTTGTTGTATCTGCACATTCTTTTATCCATTGTTCAAAGAAGCCTCTTAAATCCCAATCATTAGGAGTAACAAAAGTAAAGTTGATTTCGTTACCTAGAAATCCTACTTTTGTATTTCTAAAGAATGTCCAAGCACCGACATTAAATTCTTTATTACTTAATATCATACCAGGTATCTGTACTTCTTCACAGAACAAAGAAATATCACCTTCCAATAATTCAGATGCAGCTCCTTGGCCAATTCTGTTTTCTAGTCTACCCCCGTTCATTTCATTGTTTCGTACTAAAGCCGCTACATTAAAACTTACCTCAAATCGTTCTGCTCGAGCAAAAGTTCTTGTGGTGGCGGTTTGTAAATATTGTAAATAGTTTGTAAATGCTTTTCCTTTCGCGGCCATTATTTTAATCCTGCTGTACTAATAGACATGCGTCTTTGTCTTTGTGGTTTTTCCATTGTTTCTCTATGTATTTGTCTTTCTGAAGCTCCTACAAAATTTTGTACTGGTAAAAATATAGCTGCTTGCCAATTTACTGGATTTACTTCTATCATTTTACCTGTTATATTAACTGCCAAATATTTTTTAACAGAGCCTCTAACTTCTGGGAACCTTGAGAAGTTACTTACAAAACTCCAAGCAGATCTTAATAAACTTTTATCAGTTATATCTGTTACTGGTAATAACTTATCCAATAAATTAGCTCTAAATTGTGGAGCCAAATAATGTAAGTTAATACCACTAAACCCACCTGGGAATGGTTCTGTAACTATTACAAGAGGAACAGTATCATAATACGGCAAGTCTGCTTTCCATTTAGGATCGTATGTAAACATATACATTTTACCTACTTCTAATTGTCTTGCTTCTTTACCAAGATCTGTTTGTTGTGCCTCTTGGAATGTATTAACTCCTCTTGCATAAGTACGAATAGCTCTCTGATACCATTGGACAGAACGGTCCATCTGTTCATCTCTAGCTGCTCTAACTATATCTGCAAAAGGTGTCGCCATGTAAGTATTTATACTAGATACCCAATTCTTTTTCAGTAACTATCTTAAATTCTAGGCCTTGTGCTTTACAAAAATCCTGTGCCGCTTTCCATTTGGCACCGTTTACTCCGTATTGAGCTATCTCTTGTAAGTGTTTTCTAGTCTTACGCTTCTGAGGCGAGGGAGGTTTTGTGAATCTTTCTGGTTTAACTTCTATTAAATACTTCTTTATCTTATCTTTTTCTTGTACTTCTATATAGAAGTCAACCATATATCTGTGTATTTTGTTATCTAATGGACTACGATAGGGTATTGCAATCTCTTCTGATACCCAACCTTTTATAGAACTACTAAGATCACACCAGTTCATAAACTTTAATTCGTAGCTTGATCTATAGGTTATTGCATTGAAGTCACCAAGATACTTCGTCGGATTACGAGGAATAAACTTTCCTTTATATATTTCTTTGGCATAAACCATATAAATAACATTATAACTATTTTAAGTATTTATATCGAGGAAATAAATGGCAACTCAAGACGGAGCAGTCTTAAACGATAGACAAACATACGGTACAGAACATCTTTACCCACAAGAATTAGGCAGTAAAAGATTTCCTAATATGGTTAAATTTTATATTCATGCCAAAAAAATTACTGCTGACAAATATAGAGATTCAAGCACACAGTTTACATCATCAGAAAAGGAAATGTTGGGGAATGAAAATAGATCCAAAGCAGAAAATTATGAATCTATTGTAAAGAATTCCTCTGCTGTTGTGGGCGCTGTTGCAGGTTATGGTTTAGGTAAAGCAACATCTGGAGACAACACTTCTAAAATAATGGATCTAGGTAAAGGATTATTGGTAGGAACTGCTGCAAGAGTAGCAGCTGACATGGTAGCAGAAAACTTAGAATCTGTAAGACTACTAGATACAATATCATTATATGTACCTCAATCTGTAGTAACAGCATATACAGCTCAATGGGACGAAGTAGACTTAGGTCCTATAGCAGGAACACTAGGAACAGGAGGAGCCTCGTTATCAGCTCTTGCAGATATGGCCACAGGAGAGAGTGTAGAACTAGTCGGAAGGGGAGCAGTAGCAGCAGCTGCTAATATACCTTCAGCAGCGGGTTTAGGAGATGTAGATTTAGGAAATTTATTTGAAGCAACAAGTAAAAAAGTAGGAAACCCATATAAAGAACAATTATTTAAATCAATGGGCTTTAGGCAATTTTCATTTCAATATGTTTTCTCTCCGAAAAACGAAAAAGAGCACGAGAATGTAGATAGGATTATACAGTTATTTAAAGAAAATATGCACCCAGATGTTTCTGAAGATGGTATGTTCCTTATATACCCTTCAGAATTTAGAATAGAATTTCATCATTCAGAAGACGGACAATCCTCTAAGAGAAATCCTCACTTGCCTTCAATATCTTCTTGTGCATTAAAAAATGTAAAATTAACATATGGTCCTGATGGAATGTTAAACACAGTTAGAGGCACAGGTGGTAGGCCTTCAGAAGTAACAATGGAATTACAATTTGTAGAACTAGAAACTCTTACAAGAAAAAGAATTAAAGAAAGTAAACCTAAAGGTAAAAAAGTAGGAGGGTTTTAATGTATTTTAAACAAATGCCTAAAATTAAATATCCTTGGGAAGATAAGAATGGAAAATTTCATGGAGCAGTAGTTCCTGATATTTTTAGAAGAGTACAATTAGATAAGTTTTTTAAAAACAGAACATTACTCGTAGAAATATTTTTAGACGATAAGGATACACCTGAAAGTGTTGCACATGATTATTATGGTTCTGTTAATTATCATTGGATTGTATTGTTGTCTAATGATATAATAGATGTAAACAGAGAGTGGCCTTTATCTACAGAAGCTTTAGGCAACTATGTTAAAGACAAATATGGTGCAGACAATTCATCTGATGTCCACCATTATGTAGACTCCACACATGAAGAATTAATTGTGGATTGGGACGCAGCAAAATTAGCAAGCGGAACGATTAAAGCAATAACTAATTACGATTATGAAAGTGAGAGAAACGACAAAAAAAGACAAATATTTTTATTGAATAAAAGATATGTAAAGGACTTAGTATCACAGTATAAAAAATTGGTGAAGTAATATCATGGCCGACGAAACTCTTGGAAATCCAGGTAATTTAAACATAGAAGAGTGTACTATAACAGCTCACTCAGGGTCTAAATTTAGTTTTATAGATCCTACAGCAAACATGCTTGCAGAATTAAATTTGTATGAAGACATGTGGAACAAGTTTATGACTGGAGATTTAGTTATAAAAGACTCATCTAACTTAATTACTAATGCTCCTATTATGGGAGGAGAAATCATAACTTTAAAAATGAGAACTCCTACAATGGACGACCACCCTTCTAAAGTAATTAATAAATCCTTTCAAGTTTATTCTATAAGAAACAGATCCTTAAATCAGGATAGAGAACAGATATATGTTTTACAATTTTGTTCCGTAGAAATGATGATGGATTCTAGTTTTATATTACAACAAAGATTTAAAGGCAATACAGAAGATATAATTAAAAAGATATATGAAGACTATATTGTTGAAGCTAGAAATCCTATGGAACAAGATCAATCAAATGTTTTGGTTGTAGGAGATACGCCACATACTTCTAATGTAAGTTTTATAGCAAACAATTGGACACCCACACAAACATTAGATTATATGTCAAAATATATTAAAGGAGCAAGTGGTACTGGAGCAGATTTTATATTCTTTGAAAGTAATAAAG